TTGAACTTGACCATTACCATGATTTATTCCTCACTCATCGTTTGATGTAGATACTATGCACCACCACTCAATCTACGTCAATAGTCATTGTGATAGAATTAACTATTATTTGAACGGGAGGCAGAATGAAACTATCGCAACGCGGCGTGGAGACACTTGGAATCACCGATGCCGTGGATATATCGCCTTACATCACCACTGAGACAACGCAGAATCAGTTCGACGCGCTGACAAGCCTCGCCACCGACATCGGTATTGAAACTTTCCTCAAATCAACACTGCTGAAGAAACACAATCTCCGCTGCTTCTCATGTGCTGTTGCGCATTTCATCGTGTGGGGCGAGAAGACTGGCGACAAAGCAAAACGCAAAGCTGAAAAAGAGGTTTACTGGTATGGCTACTAGCAAAAACATGAAGGCATTTCTGGATATGCTGGCGTACAGCGAAGGCACGGATAACGGGCGACAGAAAACCAATAATCATGGTTATGATGTGATTGTTGGTGGCTCGCTGTTTACTGACTATTCCGACCACCCACGCAAGCTGATTAGCCTGCCTAAGCTGGGCATTAAATCCACTGCCGCAGGGCGCTATCAGGTGCTGGCTAAGTTTTATGATGCGTACAAAAAGCAACTGCGCCTGCCAGACTTCTCCCCCGCGTCACAGGACGCCATTGCAATGCAGCTAATCCGTGAATGCAAGGCCACCGCTGATATTGAGGCTGGTCGCATTGCTGATGCCATCCATAAATGCCGCTCTCGCTGGGCTTCATTGCCGGGTGCTGGTTATGGTCAGCATGAGCAGAAACTGGATAAGCTAATTCAGGCATATAAAGAGGCTGGCGGAGTTGTGGCATGAAAAAGCTAAGCAACTGGCTGCTCGGCGCATGGATTTCATTCTGCTCGCTGTTGCAGCTATGGCCAGATGCAATGATGCATGTATGGGTGATGATGCCTGATGATCTGAAAGCGGCGCTACCGCCAATCGTGGTCAAAGGTGTGAGTTACTCAATCATGCTTGTCGGCATCCTTGGCAAAATGCACGGCATGAGGAAGGAAAACCGGAGGCTGCGCAATGATGTCGATTCTCGCTAAATACTGGCGACCACTGGCAATTATTATAATTGTTGCCGCTGGCGCATTGTGGATTCGCGGAGAGGTTGTGGAGTACGGCGACCAGCGATACGCAGAAGGCAAAGCTCAAGCAATTGCCGAACAAAAGGCCGCAGACGAACAAGAGGAGCAACGACGCAATGCAGAACTGCAAAAGATTCAGGTCGACGCACAGCAAAGGATTGATGCTGCGCGCCGTGATGCCGTTAATGCTGCTGCTAAGTCTGGCAGGTTGCAGCAACAACTCGCAAACATCCGCAAGCAGCTTGTCGGATATTCCACCGCTGAGTCCATTGGCAATCCAGCCGCAGATACCGGAGTTTTGCTTGCCCAGCTGCTCTCAGAATCTGTCGAAAGAAATCGACAGCTGGCAGATTATGCTGACAGGGCAAGAGAGGCAGGACTAGCGTGCCAGAAGCAATACGAATCGCTGACAAGGAGACAAAAATAAATGTTCAAATCCGACCTTATCGTCAAGCTGAACAGGAACTCGACGTGGACGCTGATTGAGCCGCTAATTTATGAGTTTCGGCATCAGGAAATAAAAGTGCCAGCTGGGTTTCGCACTGATTTTGCCAGTGTTCCGAGGCTTCCTTACCTGTTCGCTTTTATTGGTGACGTGGGGCAGAAAGCAGCAGCCGTTCATGATTATCTGTACGCCACCCATTCGGACAGGCATTTTGCTGATGATTGCTTCAGGCAGGCACTGAAGGATAGCGGAGTGTCATCGCTGAGGGCTGGCGTTATGTGGTTTGGCGTCAGAATGTTCGGTTGGATAAAGTTTAAGGGATGAAAAAAGCCCCGTAATGGGGCTTGTGTTTAGTTGGCTTGCTCAGACTCTTCTCGCCGCTTCCACATCTGCTTCAGCTGGAAATAAACATACGCCTCGTCGCCATCTTTCGCATTGCGTTCCATTTGCTCACACCACGCTGACGGTTTTGGTGGCTCACTCTGCTGGCAGCGTTGCTGGTTCATCAACAGATTCCTCGGTCGCGGTTTCAACGATGCGCACAAGTGAACACTCAAGATTCGGTGCGTTGTAATTACCAGCCAGAAACAGAACACTGCCGGTGCTGATTAGCACCTGCTTTGCGTTTGCCTGTGACAGGTTCTGCACGATGAATTGCGCCGTTTCGGTGCCGATTTTCAGCACTGCGCTACCGTCGCTGTTCAGTGATACCAGTTGCGCGGAAGTGTCAGCAATGTTGGTGTAGTTCGCGTTTCGTTGCGCGATGGTGATGTCGCAAAAAGACATTATTTGGTCTCCAGTTCTTTTGCGCGAATTGCGCTGTCAATGATGTCTTGCAAATCCTGTTCTCGCGATTTGTGTCCGCGCTCGCCAGCCTGCAACGCCTTTTTAATCAAGTGCTGCAGAGCTGGATTTGTGACATTCCACGCCATGAGCACATCGTACACGTCAACAAATACACCAGGCTTAATTTCGTGCAGGTATTTGTTGTATTTAACAGTCTCAACTCCACTAATGTCATTCAGGTTCATTTCTTTTTAAATCCCCATGATTGCTGTGAAATCCTAAATTTAATTCTGCTGATTTTCTGCATCTTACGGCCTCATCAAAATCGACAAAATAACCTAGGCATGTATACTTTCCGTCAAACATTATCTGTGCTACCCACTTCCTTTGGTGCTTATGCCAGCACACACCAGTCACTCCACTAGTATTGTATTTGTGCTTTGACATGTTGCGGGTATTTTCCGCGTGACTAGCAAGGCGAAGATTTTCAATTCTGTTGTCATCACGAATGTGGTTTATGTGGTCAATTTCCATTCCGTCTGGAATAGTACCGTAATGCATTTCCCAGATCACCCTGTGCGCAGGGTGTTTTTTGCCTTTGAAATCAAATAAAAGATAGCCTTTATTGTTTTTTGACCCAGCAATGTCACCAACCTTAACCCTATTCGCAGGCCTTATCTTCCAATACAACTGACCATCACGGTATTCGAATACATCATTCCAGTTCATCATCATCCCTTTTCATTGTTACTTTGTTATTCTCGTCAACATTGAAGTTGCCCCTGATAAGGTCATACATGTCATTTTTAGGCATATCAGCCAGCGCCACATAGCAACGGGCAAAGTAGCGAACATCACGGAGTGTCAGCGGCTGCCGCTTCTCCACAATGCTGGTGATAATGTCCATCGGCTCTCGTCGTGGTCTTGGCATTTACATCTCCTTCGTTAAAATCATCTTGACGTAGATACGCGTCATAGTCAATACTGGTGGTGTAGATTGATTGTATCACAGTTGAATGAGGTGATGTGGAATGACTCTTGATGAGATAGTGAAAGATAAGCAAGCACTGGCTAAGGAGTTCCTTACTATTCATAAGTGCGATGAGGAAGTGACGGAATTAATGATGCTTTGCATTAAGCATGCGGCACATGAGGCATGGTATCAGGGGGGGGGTGTTGACCATGTTAACAAAGATGTATCGTAGGTTTTACATAGTGCACCCAGTAACGTTTGAAGAAGATGGATATGTGTGCGTCAAGCATGGAATCATCAAATACTACGGCAGAAATTACATTAAATTGATGGAGAGAAAGAATGATTGTTAGTGAAATGATTGAGTGGCTGAGGTCTAAGCCACAAGACGCTACGGTGGAGGTGATAATCCATAGCAGCGGTCATACATACTATGACCAGGGAGGGAATATTGAATGGGAGGAGTTCAAAGCCGAGGAGGCAACTCCGGAAAATAATTTTAACCAAGACCATGAATCGTACGAATTAAACGGTAAAAAGACAATCAGATTGGGAGATTCTGGACGATGACAACTAACGAATGCTACGAACAATCACTACTGGCACGACTAAACGAAGTTGAGCGAACTAGAGAATGGCTGGAGCGTGAGCTGCGAGAGGTGCGAAATCGCATTCAGCGCGAAGGAAGTCAGAAGAAAGACATAATCGACTGGTCAGGTGACAGACCGAAGTTTAACAATGTAGGGGAGTGGATTAAATGAGCAAATGCAGCACGATACACCAATTAGTTATGGCTGATATCAGGGAATCCAACGCCAGGAACAAGAAGAGCAGGAATCAAAAGAATTGGTATGGCGGCATTGGCTTTTTGAAGTCGATGTTTCTGTTGCAAACCAGCAAGAACCATTACCGACGCGATAGGGTTCTGCGAAGATTATGCGACTTAAACATGAAGAAATTAGTTAAGGAGATGACCAAATGAGCGCACCACATATGCCAATGATGAATGATGAAGGGCTGCTTGAGTGTCCGTTTTGCGGCGAAAATGAGGCTTATAGCGATATACAAGGAGGTGTATTTTTTGTTGCCTGTGCGATGTGTGGAAACGGAACTGACTACTGGAGCCTGCAGGAAAACGCCGTAAAGAGATGGAACACCCGTAACGGACACCTCTACACCGCAGAAGATTTCAAACAAGCAGCGCAGGAGCGTGAATAATGGACCATAAAACACAAATCATGAATGTCATCATGCGCCATCCTGGTTGCACTCGTGCATTTATTCAGAAAACCAGCGGGTTTAAGTATTCAAGTTCTGTGACGCATCGAATCATTGAGTTGCTAAACCTTGGTTTTATTCGCCGCGAAAGAGAAACAATCAGCGGCAAAAAGAGCAAGTGGAAATACTTCATTGCTGATGGTGCTGAGAAAATGGATGGTGCGATTAAGTCATTTCTTACCGAGTCACCAGATTCGTGCATCAAGGAAATTGCTAATGCTACTGGCATTGCATTTGAAATCATAAAATGGCGCATGCGCATGCTGATGAATGAAGGTCACGTAAGTCGAGAATACAACGCGCATAAAAAGCACTGGGAATATAGCTGGATTGAAGCCTTACCATTCGGCATGTCACGTCAGCGCTATATTTTTGAAACTCTTTTACGCAGCGCTCGATCATGAAATGGGCAATAAAGCACAAATCAGGCCGTGTGTTATTCGTCACCAGTGATGAATTTATCGCGGAGAATCGAAGAGAGATGGGGTGGATAGTGGAGGAAGTGAAGATGACGAGTAGAGAGCAGTTTGAATTGTGGGTTGGCGGAACGACTAATTCTGATTTGCACAGAAGCATCATGTTGTGTCGCCATGAAAATGGAAATTATAACCACCTTGCAACAAATTATAAGTGGGAAGCATGGCAAGCATCACGCGCGGCGGTTGAGAAAGGTTCCATTGTTGCATACCAAGACTTTTACGGAAATGCGATAAGCCCTGCGGACTTTGATGGAGGCGAGGATGAAATGCATGAAACTGCATTTAATGAGCAGTGGACACCATTAATTAAGGCTGATGGGTTAAAGGTGAAAAAATGATTATCCCATTAAACGATATTATGAAGGCAGACATCATTCAGCTTGAAGATTATGACGTGCAACTGGCGTTTGAAATAGAAACCGTTGAGCGTCAACTGCAATATGCGGATAAGAAGAATGACCGCGTCTGGCACGAGAAAGCACTTAAAGCGCGTGACCACATGAAGCGCACTAGAGCGCTCATCAAGACTCGACTTGATAAACTGTATTACGGCGAGGAAAGATATCTGCATGGCGCAATTCTGGCGCAAATACGCAAGGAAATGCCGATTGGCAAGTTCATGTCATACGTTCATCGCGCAAAACAGGAGGCTGGGTTATGATGGATTTCCTGAACTGGTTCGCCGACCACTGGATTTTAACTTTATTCTCCTGCTACTTATTATTTGCGGGACTAGAGGAATTGATTAGAGCGTGGAGGGGAGGACCATGATTCCATTGCTGTGGATTTTATCCGCCTACGCATTCGCGAGGGTATTTGAGGCTGATACTCTGTACCAGATGATTTGCTATGGCTCGCTGTTCTGCCTTTCAGGTGCTGCGCTCGCATTCATGGATGATGTGATTTCAGACTAACTCCGTACATCTTTTGTTCATCATGGGCTACTATCCTTTAATCAGGAGGTGGCCCATGAACATAATCCCTATCACTTACTTTCTCACGCTATACGCACTCACTTACTCGCCATTATTTGCACTGGCTACCGCCTCATGGTGCTATATCTCCCTGTGTTATAATTCGACCACAAACTAACCGTGGAGAGTTAACCATGATTGTCAAGATTGGCGATAAGTGGGTGGTCAAGTCGAAAGACGGCTCACAGCAATTTGGCGAATACGACACAGAAGAAGCCGCCAAAAAACGCCTCGCAGAAGTGGAAGCGTTTAAGCACATGAATAATAAATTGCAGGTTAACGTCCTGACAACCATCAATTCAGCCAGCAATATCAGTGAGCAGATTATTGATGGCGACCCGCACTACGTGATTAAAAACGTCGTGCCAGTGGTTGACGATGTCGTGATGAACAATGGACTGTATCCGGGCGACGAAATCCGCAAGAGCTATCACGGACTTGATGGTAAGCCTGCACCATACAATCACCCGATGATTGACGGCAAATACGTCTCCGCAAGCATGACTCGTGCTGCTAACCAGTTCAGCGTTGGCGCATGGATTGAAAACTCTTCCCATGACGGCAGCAAGGCGCTTGTTGATCTGAAGGTGAATAAAGTCATCGCCGAACGCTCAGAGAAAGGTCAGGAGTTGCTTGGTCGCATTGAAGCACTAATGAACTCCGCAGAAGGCGCTGAGCCAATCCACGTATCAACTGGCTTATTGCTCAACCGCGAGGCTGCGGAAGGCACAAGCAAAGGCAAAAAATACACATGGATTGCGCGCAACATGGAGTGGGATCATCTCGCTATCCTGCCACCGGGAGTGCCGGGAGCTGGAACGCCAGAAGATGGTGTTGGCATCTTTGCTACCAACGGCGAGCAAATTGAACGAATCACCGTAAACCTTGAGGATTCCACCGTTCCTGACGAAAGCGCCAACAAGATTAATTATAAATCTTGGCTACATAAAGCCATCAACTACATCACCAACAAATCAGACCTGTCGTTTGAGAATATCAGCGAGCAGATTCGCCAGATTCTGAAAGCTGAAGTAGATGGGGATGTCTGGCCTTATATCGTGGCCGTGTACGATGACCGTGTCGGATTTGAAATCAAAGGCCAGATTTTCCAGCAGTTCTACATCGTTGAAGATGATGTGGTAAAATTGGTCGGTGAGCGGGTCAAGGCTGTTTATAAGACTGAACTTGAGCCGGTAAAATCAACTGAAGGGGAAATCTCAATGACGAACGAGGAATTACAGGCGGTACTCGCTGAAGCCCTCAAGCCGGTTCAGGAATCGTTGACAGCTGTCAACCAGAAGCTGACCGACATCGAAGCTGAAAATGTTAAGCTGAAAGAGCAACTGCAGGCGAATACCGAGCAGGAAGAAACCGCGATGCGTGCTGCTATCATCGCTGAACTGAAACTGCCGGAATCCGCTGTGAATGCGCTGAAAGGCGAAGCACTGCGTGAAACCTATGCGCTGACCAGTAAGCCTGCCGCGCTGAAAGGTGGCTTCCAGCCGAACCACGCTGATGACGATTTTGATATGGAGGCACCTGAATAATGGCTACTATCCGTTATGGCACCATCATTGGTGGCCCAGCTCGCAAGAGCGACCCGCAGATTCGCGAAGGCATCATGAAGGTCGAGTTGAAGCCGGGCGCACTGGTTGACTTCGACACTACTGATGACAAAATCATCGCGCACGCTACCGCTGGCGGTCAGGGTTTCCCTTACGTGCTCCAGCACAACTACATCGGCGGCGGTGATGTATCTGAAGCGGTTCCGGCTAATGCCACTGGCATGGCTGTGCAGTGCGAATTTGGTGTTACCTATCATGCGCTTGTCGCTAAATCTTCCGTACTGAAGAAAGGCACCCCACTGGCGAGCGATGGCGCAGGGGCGCTGAAAGTTGCTGCAACTGGTGAGAACATCCTGTTCTATTCCAACGAAACTTATACCGTTGCCTCTGATGGCGCTGAGCTGGTTGCAGTTCGTCGCGCTGGCAATGCTTCCATGTCTGCTGGAGCTTAATAATGGAAAAGATTATTTTTACCAAAGACCTGGTAGCCAACTCCGCAGTAGTGGCTGACCAGTGGAAACATCTCACCATCGACCGTAAAGTGTTCTGCAACGCAGAAGCTGAGCTGGCGAAAACTTACGGTGTTAACGCCACCGCACTGGTAACGAAAGATTACTGGCGCGACGTGGATAACGTTACCACCCGCGTTTTCCGCAACGAAGCTGGTCAGGATATGATGGCTGACCTGATGGGGATCGCGGCAAACATCAATATCGGTAAGACTGTGGCAATCAGCCGAATTGCTTCCGATGCTGGCAAGGTCGTACGCACTCTGTCTGGTCAGGAACCGGAAGATTTGGATAAAACTCGCTACGATTACACTGGCGATGTGATTCCAATCTTTAAGACTGGCTACAGCCGCGAGTGGCGTGAGCTGCTGGGCATGCAGTCTGAAGGTTTTGACCCGCTGCTGGATGACCAGGCTAACGTCACATTCAACCTGCGTTCCGATATGGCGCAGTATCTGCTGACTGGCGACCAGACTCTGAACGTGAACGGCGTTTACACTGGTTACGGTATCACCAACCACCCGAACACTATTCAGGTTAACCTGAATACTTCCGGCGGCCTGAATATCGACCTGCAAACCGTAACGCCAGACCAAATCGTGAAATTCTTCAATCAGGATTTCCAGGCTATTCTGGATGCGCAGAACGTATTTGAGCAGGTGACTCTGTGGGTTTCCCCTGCGGTGCGTCGCAGCTTCATGCGTCCGTATTCTGATGCAGCTGGCTTCAAAGGCGGCACTGTTGAGCAGTACATCACGCAGTTCGGTAATGGTCGCATCGGCAAGATTGGCACCAACTTCCTGTTGACTGGCAACCATTTCGTTGGCTACGTTCGCAACGACATGTACATTCGTCCGCGTGTTGCTCAACCTGTTTCCACCTATGCGGCAGCCCGTGCCAACCCGCACGATAACTTTAACTTTATGGTGTGGTCAGCTTTTGGTCTTCAGGTGAGACGCGATTTTGCAGGGAAGTCAAAAGTGTTCAACGGCTACGGCACGCAAACTCCACAGTAATAAAAAGGGGCTTCGGCCCCTTTATGAATTTGAGGTGAATAATGGCTAAATACGAAGTCATCGCACGAGGTATCTTTGTCAAAGAAAAAGGCAAGATGCGCGAATTGCAGATTGGTGAAGTGATTGAAACGCCGCCTGAACACTGGATGTCAAAGCTGCGCGTTATGCCTGAGCTACCAAAAACATTTGAGGTTGCCACGCCAGCGAAAGAAGAAGACGATGACAAGCCAAAACGTCGCCGTCGCACCAGTGATGAAGATGAATAAATAAAGCCCCTACTCAGGGGCTTTTTCTTTAATCCGTTTCGCCTTCCTTTGCCTGCACCTTTGCCTGCACACCTCCTGTTTTGAGTTTGTTTTAACAAACCACTCTCCGCATTCAGGACACCGATATAACAACGTACCGCAAGACGCACAACGACGCCTGTCCGTCATCTTTATTTCCCCATCTGGCTTATGGTGATCAATTGTACCATCATTACGTCACCACCAATTCCGGTGGCAATCACAAAGGTAAATATCATGACTGATATGACTCTCATCCCAACTGGCGGGATTGGTGGCGATGCTGGCGCGGCGGCTGTTGGCGGCGGTATTGGTGGGCTGATTGGCTCATGGTTTGGTAACGCATGGGGTGGTAATGGCTGGGGTGCTCGTGGTGTTGGCGCTGCTGAGGGTGTTGTGGTGCAAAACTCTGTTGACACTAACGCAATTCTACAGGCTATCAATAACGGCACTCTGCAAACCATTCAGGGGCAGAACGGCACAAACCTGACCGTTGAGCGTGCTGCGGCGTCTACGTTCAATGGCATCACTCAGCAGAACACGCAGAACATGCTGGCATCCGTGCAGGGCTTCGCTGGTCTGAGCACTCAGATTCAGGGTGGCACAAGTCAAGTACTCGCGGCGCTGTGTGCAAACGACCGTGCGGCGCTGGAGCGTTCCTTTAATGCTCAGTTGGCTGCCGAGAAGTGTTGCTGCGAAACAAACCGAAACATCGAGCGAGAAGCGGAAGCAACCCGCGCCCTGATTCGCGACCAGTTCGCACAGTCTCAGGCTGTCCTGATTTGTGACCTGAAATCTCAGATTCAGACTCGCGACTTCCAGTTGTCTCAGCTGTCTCAGACCGCTCAGCTGGCGTGCAAAATCAACCAGGTTGACCAGCTTATCAACTTTAAGCTGCCTACCCCGCAAACTCCGCCTACTGGCTGCTGCTAATCAAAGCGCCCCGCAAGGGGCGTTATTGAGGTGAGATATGCACTTAAAACCGTACCTTGTCATTAAGCGCGATGACGATGATGACGAAGATGAAGACATCGAGATTCATCACCACCATCATTATCATCATGGCAGCCATCCAGACGCGATGGGAGTAATGCATCATGATCAACATGCTGGCGAATATAGTTCAGCTATGGCCCGTGTTAAGGAGCGTCTTCATAAACATCCTTCAACTTGGGCAGCGCATGGGACTTCTAAGAGTGGCCTGATGGCTATCGTTGCGATGGAATATCAGGAACTCATGGAAGCAAAAGCATCCGGCGACGAAAAGCACATTGAGAAAGAATTGTGCGATTTGGCTGCTGCATGTATCCGTGCTTATGAACATTTATAATTAAATCGGAAGCCCACAAATGGTAAATGAATCTGTCCCGGCGCTTGGCGTATCACAAATCAGAGAAGTGGAAACCAAGCAGGTAATCAGGATTGGCGGCGCCGAATGGCGACTAAAGCGCGACGCATCCGACCCTGCATCTTCATTCCCGCACGAGAGGGTAAACTGGGTTGAAACAGGATGCCATAAGGTATTCGGTCATCCATTTTATGCCTGCTGGATTAAAGGGGTTATCCTTCCAGCGCCAAACTCACTGGAGCAGGCGCAATCTATCATTTATGTGGGCTTCCACTCCAACCAGATAAGCATGACTCCTGCACACCTGACGGTTGATGACCTGAAGTGCATGCACGTTTACGGAAGAACTGAACCTCGTTTTGCTGAAGAATTTGTTAACGCGTTTCTTGGCCTTGAACCTGAAGTCGAGCAGAAGCGTGAAACTATCAGCTCAACGCCACCAAAGCAAAGCAAGAAGAAAGCGGAGGTGAAGGATGGCGACGCCGAGTGAACTGGCAGAAAAAATGGCAAAAAACGCCGATGAGTATATTGCTGAAGGACACACATCAATAGCGATATTGCGTAGCGCGATGGGTGACTTCAAGGCTGCTGGCGGGATGGGTGCTGCTCTTGGCGTGATGATGAATGGTAAGTTAAGTGCGCAGCAGACGGCATACATTGAGCGCGCTGGAGCAAAGTTGCTTGCTGCATTAAGTCTGATGGAGGGTAAAAATGATATATCCGCCAAATCCGGGTAAGCCGCCAGACGATGATGACTTTGAAGAATAAAGCCCCGCAATGGGGCTTTTGATTGCTACAGACGCATAGGCATAACAACAATCTTCGCAGTCTCGCCAGTTGGCGCACTAAGGCAGCAAACTGCGGCATTTGTATTTCCATTCAGTTCAATTTTGACACCACAGAATTTTGGATTAAACAGCTTCGCAACTTTCTCAATATCCACAAGGTAGCCAGCATTGAAGCCAATTTCCTCTGCTGCTTTCGTTTCTTTTGGTATCACGCGATCAATATCAGGGAATCGACCATCAATCTCTTCGCAGGTACCAGCGCCAACCATCAAGCCAGCTTCATCATGATACGTTGCAATTTTCGACTTGGTATCAATGATGGCGTAGTCATAGTGTTTTGTTGGAGATTTGCCAATCTTGATAATCACATTTTCTGTCAGCGTATTGTCATGGCTTCCACCAATGAATGCGCGATGACCGTCAGTTGATGCAATGCGACCATCAGGCATAAAGCAGATTCCATTCAGGTAATATCGCACATCGTTGCGCGCCTGAAAGATTAATGCTGATTCAAGTAATAATTTGCTGATTTTTAGTTTCATCACTTCACCTTAATCATATGCTGTTTTGCAACCTTCAGGCACTCTTCAAAAATGCCACCCTTCTTTGCGCTCTGATTGCGCTTGTAATACTGAATTGCCGCATCAATTGCCATCTGGTCGATTTCAGGCAGCTTGGTGCGCAGTTGTTTTTCGATGAATTGCTCAGCGTTCATTGTTCTCGCCTGCCATAAATTCAATGAATTGCTTTGTGCACTTCAGGCAAAGCCACTTGCATTCCTGAATGTTAGTCCCTCCGCAGTCTTGACCAATACTCCCTTTGTATGCAACGGTAAGTTCTCCGCGCTCACCATCAATATACTCATTAGGATTTTTTGTTTCATATCCGCATCTATCACACTTATGGATTGTTATGGTTATTTTCGCCATCACATCTTCTCCAGAATCGCCATAACCTCGTGAATATCAGCAACAGGAATCTGGATAAATTCCTCATCCTCCGCCACTACATGGCCAGCAGGAAGAATCACGTGGTCTGCTGGCTTCAATAACTCAATCAGGCGGTCTACTGGCTTAATCTTTTTCGACTTCAGCACCTTCGCTGTGACCTTGTCTTTGCCTTGCGCTTTTGCTTCCTCTACCGCCTCGTCGATAACTTTAACTGCATCATCGCCATGCTCACGCGTTACTGCTACGGCATTTGCATAGCTGATTTGCCCTGCACTGATTCGCGCTTTTACTTCGGCTGGCACATCACCCAGTGACAGGTGCATCTGCACGTCAGATACTGAGCGACCTACCTTTTTGGCTATTTCTTCATTAGTCCAGCCAAAGCCTTTCAGTCTCGTATAAGCCTTTGCGCGTTCAAACGGGTCAAGTTGCTTACCCTGGCTGGATGACACCATGAAGGCAATTTTATCCGCCTCGTCGCCAGTGAAGTCCTTACACTCAATGCGAATGATTGGTGCGCCACGCTCAATGGCACGCAACGCGCCGAGATAGCGATGCTGACCATCAAGGATGCGGATTCCCTTCTCGTCTGGAATAACTGTTAATGCCGGCAGTGGCTGACCTGACTCCCAGCACTGCGCGAAATACTCCACATGCTGCTCATCTGCTTCGCGGATGTTGTATCCCGGCTCAAGATAGATTTGCTCAACTGGCACGAGATAGGTTTTGTTAACAGCGATGCCGTTGCACGTTTCTTTGTCTGAATAGATTTTGCTTAGTGTTTTCATATCACTCACCACTTTCTTCTAACAATTGTTCGTAATATGCGACGTACTCATTAGCAAGGTAGTACAGGCTCTCAGCAGACTCGCGTTCTGGATTGCTTAAGTCATCAATAGACTCAATGTTGCCAATTGCATCAACGCAATCTCTGAAATCTTGCTCCGTGTTACGGAATCCACAGTAGGACATGTTTGCCATAATTGCTCCTCATCACCTCTAACATTTATTGTTGTTTCTACGTCACCAACTATAAACGCACCATCAATCTACGTCAACAGGAATATGCTAAAATCATGCTAATCAAACAACAGGAGATTTAAACATGGGCTCAACCAATTCGCCGTCTCGTTCACGCGCCACTGGCAATACCAAAACTGGCGGCAAAACTGGCGCAGTGAAGCCAAACGGCTCCACCCGTTCACCATCACGCGGTAAGAAATAATGTTCGGCGCAGACATTGCTATCATGATCATGTATGTGTTGGGTTTCGCCTGCACTGGCATGGTGGCGTTTCTGGTGTTCATTCCGGCTATGCTGATGTCTGTGTATATCGGATGGGTGATTGTCGATTCTTTTCCCGCTGAGTATATGTATTACCTGGCGCAGTCTATGGTGTGGCTGATTCCTGCATTCGTCATGCGCAAAAGCGTGAAGCTGGCTCTGTGCTCGCTGACCATGTGCATTTATGAGTGGCTTGTTGCCGTTGAGTCATTCATCTGGCAGTTCATTACACCTGTAGAAACTCCGCTACACTCTCAGTACGCATTTATTATTATCGGCATTCACCTGTTTATTCTTTCCACCACTGCTAAATGGGGCGGAGAAATTGGATATACTACTTGGCGTAATCGCCATCGGATTTTCGCTTCTTCAGATTTATAAGTGCTGGAAATACATCATCAACGAGGCCCGTAATGAGCGGAATATTAAGACAAGCGGCAGAGCAGATAATCAGCGGGACGACAGGGCAGATCATTGATAAGGCTGGTTACACGTCAATTGGCACTGGACTTGGCCTGAAGGTCGCTGAGCAAGCACCTACTGCGCAATCGTATATTGAATCAATGATTCCGCATACGATTACTGAGTGGGCTGCTTATGCGTCCATTCTTGGTGCGCTGTCACTGGTAGCGAAAAACATTTTCGAAATAGTGTGGAAAATTCGGGAGGCCAGACGAAATGGCGGCACCAACACCTGAAGAACTCGTGGCGGCGATGGCTGCACGAGGAATCACAATTACCACTGCTGACGCATCCGGCATCCTGTGCCTTGTCGCTGGCATCGTAGATTGCCTTGAACTGAATTACCCTGGCGACACCTGCAAACAGGATGCGATTCTGCTGTGGGCCTCAATTCTGATTGCGGCAAATACGGCTGGGCGATACGTCACCAGTCAACATGCCCCATCAGGCGCTTCTCAGTCATTCGCATACGGTAGCAAGCCGTGGCTGGCACTGTATAATCAAATGAAGCTGCTGGACTCTGCCGGATGTACTGATGATTTAGTGGAAGACCCTGACGGAGTTGCAAAGCCTTGGTTTAGGGTTGTGCGTGGGAGTAAGTGCAAATGAAGAGAGTGATGGCTGTATATCAGATTGAAAATACAATAACTAAAGAGATTTATGTTGGCTCAACAATAAACTACACCAATAGAATTGCTGTGCATCGATACAAAATGAGGAATGGCATGTGCAGCCCGCACAGGTTGTATAATGATGGAGCAAAATATGGCGATTCATCATTCAGATTTTCAATTCTGGAAATTGTTAACGATGAATCAATTCTGCTTAGTAGAGAGCAATTCTACATAGACAAGCTAAATCCTCAATATAATGTAGCAAAAATAGCTGGGACGTGCTTGGGAGTTCAGGCAACAGATATGGCTAAAGCTAAAATGAGCAAAAGCAGGATGGGAAAGAATAACTGCTGGTATGGGAAAACACCACCTTGCTCTATGGGTCCAAAAACAGAAGAAACAAGAAAGAAAATATCGCAATCAAGAATTGGCGAGAAAAACCCAATGTTCGGCAGGACTCCAAAGCATGCTAAATTAACTGATGATCAGGTTAGGGAGGTGAGAGCCAGACTAGCAAATGGAGAACACTCACAATCACTTGCTGATGATTTTGGCGTGTCTAAAGGTGCTATCCAGCACATCAAGAAAAATCGTTCATATAGGAATGTCTTATGACATCAATCTCTCGGTTTTCCTACACGCAACCATGCACCATCTGGCACAAAAGCGGCAATGACAAGTACGGCAAGCCAACTTTTGACGCACCAGTTAGCATCATGTGCGATTATGGCTTTAACGATGATGTATCGACTGATGCGAAAGGCAATGAGATTGTGCAGAAGAATACTTTCTGGACAGAATACACCGAAGCTAAGGTAGGTGATTACATCATGATTGGCACGGTGACAGAAGCTGACCCGCTGGTGGCTGGCGCAAATCAGATTCTGAATGTGATTAACTATGGCTCAACTTTCAACAGGGCAGAGCCGCCTGACTTTGCACTGGTGACATAATGCCAGCGAAATTAAGAGGCATTCAGGAGGCGATTCGGAAAACTGAGCAGATAGTCGGCACTATCACGGCAGAAAAAGCGGTGAGGGCAATCAAGTCAGCGACATATATCATCCGCACTGAATCAGCCACATTGACGCCTATTGACACATCAACGCTGATTAACAGTCAGTTTGATACTGTGGAAGTTAGCGGAACACGAATCACTGGTAAAGTTGGCTACTCTGCAAAATATGCGCTGTACGTCCACAATGCCAGCGGCAAACTTGCAGGTAAGCCGCGCAGCAATGGTAACGGCACGTATTGGTCGCCGGGTGCTGAACCGCAATTCCTGACCAAAGCAGCGCAACGCACAAAAGACCTGGTTGATGGTGTGATTAAAAAGGAGATGACACTCTAATGAATATGCTTGAGATGGTTGACGCATATCTTCAGGAAGCCGGATTGTATGACGGCTGGACTTCGCAGTTGCAGTTCTGGAATGACACCGGAGATGGCAATGAGCAATTTATTGTCCTGCAATCCAATGGCGGCACGCAGGTGATGGATGGCCTCGGCGGTGACTTCTATTTCTCGCTGTATGTTGTTGGCAAACATGGGCAGTACAATGTATCAGATGTTGATGCGAAGGCGCTGGAGATTATCGAATACATCAAGACGCATCCGATTGATTCATGCGTCAACTACATTCAGTTGCAAGCGCCACTCGGAAGGCCGATGTTAACGGAAGAGAAGCGCCCTGTGCATGAGCTGCTATTGCGGGTCGTAAAATAAATAAAGCCGCATAAAGCGGCTTTATTGCTGGTTTAAGCATTGCCAGCGTGCTGTCTTAACATCCAGCCCCGTAACCCATACATACCCATACATATGATTGCGGAAAATTGTTTTCAATTAATGCTGGATGCCAATAACTACGCATGGATTCCACATGCCACATCTGTTTTTTAAGTCACTTAGATATCGTCTGGACTTGTTGTGGAGTGACGCACCATTCCACCCTTGAATGTTAACCCATTCCCAGCCCCACAACATACGCTACGGTTAAGATTATTGTGTATGCTGTATGGTCTTGCTGGTCACAACGGGAAGAGCACCTCTTAGATTGCTTTCGCATCAACTTCTGGGCGAGATGCTCTTACCTGTTGTGTGCCGGTTACGCGTCCGGCGTCTATCTACCGCTAATTTTAATTGAAGGACTGGCTGTAATTAAATGAAATCAGGGAGCCAATCTCTGTTGCGTCTAAATCTACACCACAAAATAATCACTGCCAACACCTGTGATATAATCACCACGTTAGCAGCTAACACAATTCGGAGATCGAAATGGCTATTTGTGCAAATGATAAGGGCGTTCTGGTCGGTCGCATGACCCGACTGTTCCTGGCTGAAGGATGCGGTGACGCAGTTCCGGATGCAGAAGACTGGAAATATTTAGGCTCAACCACCAGTAAAGGCGTGGACTACTCGCCGCAGACTACCACGTCGGAAGCGGATACCGCTGGCGGTTTTGTTTCCACTCTCGTTACCAGTTCTGATATGACCATCAGTGCAGAGGTTGAAATCCGCAAGAATGACCCGAGCGATGAATTTGGCTTCCATCGCCTGGTTGAGATTTACGCTACTGAACTGAAAGCTCGTCGCCAGCCTTCCTTGTGGGTGCGTCAGGTGACTGGTGCAACTATCGTTACCGCGTACTGCAACATCACCAGCATCAGCTACGAAGGCGGCACGAACGACATCGTAACTGGCAGTCTTGAGTTCAAAGTTTACGATTCTGACAGCGTTACCGTTGAAAGCCTTGAGCCTCTGGAGTTCACTACAGACTTGCCATCAACTGGCACTGCTGGCAGTCCACTGACCGTTGCTGTTGAAGGTGGTGTATCACCATACACCTACGTGTGGCGCAAAGATGGCGTAGTTGTTAGTGGTGAATCAGGCGCATCACTGGCAAGCCCAACCGCTGGTGTGTATACCGTCACGGTCACGGATTCGTCTACTGACCCTGAGATCATCATCAGTAAGGCATGCACTGTATCCTGATAAAGAAAAAGCCCCGAAAGGGGCTTTGTTTTATTCTTGTGGCGGCTCTGGCAGTGGCATCCAGTACACCACGTCGCAGCTACGAATATTTGAATTGTTCTCCGTGAAGCTATCCCAACAGTAATTTTCATCAAGCCATTTAACTTCTACGCCAACACCATCGGTTACTAGCACATCACTGAAATGCTCCGGCATCCGCTCACTACACTTAATCCACTGACTCATATCACCTTATCCTCATCAAAAATCACACCAATCACACGAAGCAAGTCTTTCGCCATCTGCTCTGCTTCTTCGTAGTCATAACCTGCATCGACATACAATTCAGTATAGAAAATCAGGTCAGCTTTTGTTTGTTCGTTCATGGGCAAGCCTTACATCCCTTGCTTTTCACATAAAGAAACAGCCACATCACGCAACTGCTCTTTGGTCATATCCTTGCGTGCATAAACCATTTCTACGATGGCAATGCCGATTATTTCTGCTGATTCGTTGTTTTTTGATGAACCCTTAATTACCACCTCGGCAAGATTCTTGCTGATACCGCTATCGCGAACATCGGCAGTTGCCATGGCGACTTCTCCGATGTTTTTGCACATCTCGGAAGTTGCACTGGCGGAAAAAGAAGAAGCCAACAGGACAGATGCAATCAACATTTTAATTTTCATAACTCACCTCATTCATCACTCGTTTCGATGACTTGAATCTACATCACCACCTCGCAGGTGTCAACATCACCGAGATGATATAATCAACATCAGTCAAATTCAGGATGCAAAACATGAGCAATCGCACGCCACTAACAGAAATCGGAGAGATGCGCATCTCGCTTTCCGACAGGAGTTTTTTCTTCAAGCCATCATTCCGCGCCATGAATGAAATTGGCACACCAAAGGAAATCGTTGAGGTGTACGCCAAACTCAATGGAATTGATTATGTTGCGCCATTGCAGCACGTCGAATACCTGCCATTCGGCGCGCAGATGCAGGTTATGAAAACCATCAGCAAGCCTGTGTATGGTCGCCACGTGCTGAGCGCAGCCTATATCGTCATGCAGTCATGCTGTGAAGATGATATTTCTGTGCTGATTGGTGGATGGAAGCCAACACCGCGCGGCGTGCGATACGTTCCCGGCATCATGCCAGTGAACGACATTGTTATTATTGCACGCAATCTGATGGAGCACGGCATCATCGGCAAGTCCCCCCTCAAAGTGCCTGAGCGTCTGGAAGAGCAGGGAAAGAAAACCACAAACGAGTTTCATGCGTCGCAATACATCATCTCAGCACGTACGCATTTCGACATGACTCGCGATGAGGCCGAAAACCTGTCCATGACAGAGTTTCAGATGATGATTAAGAATAAATATCCAGAGCCGAAAGGGTTAACGAAAGAAGAGCGCGCAGCCGAGTACGATCAGGCTAAAGCAGACCGTGAGCGCATGAAGGCACTGGCTGAACGCAAAGCGAAAAAAGCGAGGAATACATAATGGCTGCAACATCTACCGGAAGTTTAGTTTATGAGGTTGGTATCGATTTAACCGGCCTTCAGGCTGGACTGAGGCAAGTTAACGATTCCCTGAATGGATTAAATCGCACAGTTGATATCAACACTCGACATATTGGGAGTCTTGAGCGTCAGGCAGCGGCGACAAGCACGGCCATGTCACGCCTTTCGGGTGTGGCCAAATCATTAATGGCCGCTCTTTCTGTACAGCAGGTGGCATCTTACTCTGATGCGTGGACAGAACTAAACAACAAAGTATCAAACTCAATTCGCGTTGGCGAGACGCAAGCGGAGGTAATGCAGCGAATCTTTGATGTAAGTCAGGCAACGCAATCCAGCCTGAATGGTACGGCTGTACTTTATTCTCGACTTGAGCGCGGCACTCGCGAGTACAATACAAGCGCCGAAGATCTGGTTAGACTCACGACAATAATTAATCAGGGATTTGCAGTGTCAGGGGCGACAGCACAGGAAGCTGAAAACGCCATCATTCAGTTATCGCAGGGTATTGCGGCTGGCGTTTTGCGTGGTGAAGAATTTAACTCCGTATCAGAGCAGGGCAGTCGCCTGATGATTGCGCTAGCTGACTCGCTTGGAGTTGGCATTGGGCAACTCCGCAAGATGGCCGCGGAAGGTAAGCTGACAACAGATGTTGTTGTTAAAGGTCTGCTGTCTCAGGGTGATGCAATCGGCAAGGAGTTTGAAAAAACAACTGTATCAATTGCCAAGGGGTTGCAGGTAGCCGGAAACAACATAACTAAATTCTTCGGAGAAAGCTCAACGGTTAAATCATTCTCCGTTGCATTCAGAGACTCTGTTATTTCCGTCAGTGAAAACATTGATCAACTAGGAAATATTCTTGCTGTGGTGGCCGCGGTCGTTGGTAGCCGATATGTTGGCGCAATGACAATGGCAGCAGCAGCTACAGCCAAGCAGGTATTGGCTAACCGTCAGTTAGTAATTGCTGAACGAGACTCAACAGCAACAGCAGCATTGCAGGCGCAGGGGCAACTTCGTGCAGCAGAAGCTGCAAAAGTTCGCGCGCTTGAGGAAGTCCGCCTTGCTCAGATGATGAAAGCAACCGCGATTACCACTACTCAAACGGCGGCAGCAGAGGCTGCACTTTCTGCGGCAAGAACCGCAGCAGCAACTGCGGCTGGCAAATATAATGCGGCGCTTGCAGCTAACACGGCGGCACAGAACGCAGCAGCAGCAGCAGCGTCAAGGGCATCGATTGCCACTGGCATTATGCGCGGCGCACTTGGGCTTGTCGGCGGCCCGGTTGGCGCTGCAATGCTTGCTGGCGCAGCAATTTACTACTTCTGGCAGCAGGCTGAAAAAGCAAAAACGGAAGCAAGAGAGCTTGCTGATGGTGTTGAAAACCTAACCTCAAACATGAAATCCATGAGTCGGGTTCAACTATCAGCAGAAATAGCAAAGTTGCGCGGCACTATCCCACAACTAACTGAAGATGTTGCAGACGCTCAGGATGCATTTAACAAGGCGACAGGTAGAGTTAAAAGCTATCAGCGTGAAATAGATAACTGGGGTGAGTCAACAAAACGAGGTCGGCAAGCGGCGCAAGCTATGCAAGGTGCGCTTGATGATCAGGCTGTTGCGGTTGCAAATCTTGAGAGCGCAAAAAACAGGCTATCTCGCGTACAAAGTACAATCGGCATCGCTCAGGCACAGGTTAACGGACAATTTAAGCAGGGTATCGACCTGCTAAAAAGGCATGGAGAAGAAACTGGCGTTGTTGCTGGCATGATGAATCAGTTAGGCAATTCCTTAAATTTTGCTGCCAAGGCTCAACAAAATTTCAACTCCTCTTCCCTTGTTATTCAGCGTCCTGCAAAAGTTCAGGAATATCTGGATAAACTTAGCGAGCAGGTAGAGCTGGAAGGCGAACTTGACGAGCGTAAAAGAGCACAGCTACGCGCAGAGAAAGAAATACGTGCGTTGGGTGGAAGTGATGCAGACGTGAGAATGGCAAGGGAGCGCGCTGGCGCTGAGTACGATTTGATTAAAGCGCAGCAGGACAGGAGAAATGAGGAATCAGCGTCACAGTCAGCAGCGAAAAAGGCAGCGAGTCAGCAAGAATCAATTGCGCAAAAGCTGGAAAACTTGAGAGAGAAAGCGGAACTTGCTGCTGCTTCAACTGCGGAATTATCTAGAGAACAAACAATTCTGACAGCGCAACAATCACTAGGCAAGGCAGCTACAGAAGATCAAATCAGGCTGGCTGGAGAATATGCAGCCCGCGCATATGATGCAGCAAAAGCACTTAAAGACCAACAAAAGGCAGAGAAAGAAAAGCAAGAAACTGAGCAAGCATATCAAAATCTTCGCGGTCAGGCTTCACCAACATTTCAGGTAGAAGATCAGTTTCAGAAGCAAATGCAGTCTCTGGATGCTTATGCCAAACTTTACCCACAGAAGATAGCAGAGATTGAGCAAACTCGCGCAGCAATCGAGGCTCAGTACCGCCAGCAGCGACTTGATGCGATGTGGGCTGAATGGCAGCAACAAAGCCTCGGCGCGCAACTGTTCGGTACCGCTCTTGATTCAGCAATGAGTACGGCATCAAACAGCATCACCGGATTGCTGACAGGCACAATGAGTGTGCAGGATGCAATGCGCAGTCTCGGCTCTACGGTCCTTAACTCTCTGGTAAATAGTTTCGTCGAAATGGGCGTTCAGTGGGTTAAATCCGCCGTTATGGGGCAGACTGCGCAGGTTGCAGCTACAGCCACCACCACAGCGGCGCAAACAGCAGGTCTGGCAACCACGACAGCAGCATCCACTGCGGCGGCAGCAACCACCACGGCGGCATGGACTCCGGCGGCAATCGTGGCATCAATCGGCTCATTCGGCGGTGCAGCTACAATTGGTGTAGGTGCCGTTCTCGGAGCACTGGCGATGGGCATTGCTGGCAAGCGTAAAAATGGTGGCCCTGTTAGTGCCGGAAGTATGTATGAAGTGGGCGAGGGAAACGCACCAGAAATATTCCAGGCGAGCACAGGCAGGCAATACATGATACCTGGCAACTCAGGAAAGGTTATCAGCAATAAGGATATTTCCGGTGGAGGTGGCGGAGTTGTGGTTTATAATAATCTTTACAATAACTCAAGCAATGCTAGCGCAACAAGCAGAGCCACTGATAATGGTGATGGCTCGATAACTATTGAGACATTTATATCCGATATGAATGAAGGAGGACCAATGAGTCAATCTATCTCAAGGAACTTTAACACCAACAGACGAGCAACAGAGTAAAAAGAAGCCCCTCACGGGGCTTTGTTTTAAATCTTATCAGCGCATTTACGCACAACCCTCGGTATCGTTTCTTTCAGTTCATCCCATGAGTTGACCGCTTCCATATCCAGAAGTGTGACAAGAGACTTCTGTATATCACTGCGTAACTGGTTAGTTTTTGCATCCTGAGAGTCCCATGTGTCAAACCCGGTAACTTCACGGATATCTATCGACTCCTTGACTGACTTTGCCACCTGAATGAAATGTCCACTATGACCAATCCTACCTTCAGTGCGTTCAAGCATTCTGCTGACGGCAGCATTAAGCTCCACGAAACTTACCGCACCAATACTTCGCAACTCAACCTGTCTCTGCGTAATGAATCGGTCGATGACAAGGAAATGGAAATATGTGCTGTATTGCTCTGCTATATATACAGCCAGATGCAAGCAAGCAAAAGTGGAACCATTCCTGCCTCGCGTTGATTTTATTGCGCTATCGATACCAAGTTGCTTTTCGCACTCAACCTTGAAATCCTTAAATGCATCAGTTGCCATTACCTGTCGTATTTCTCTTGTCCCCATCCCATTATCCAGCCTCCAGCGGTTCATCTGGTTAACAAGCTCATTAACGTTAATAAAATTTTCACGGTCGAAAGTAATCTCTCCGTACGGGAACTCTAATGTTTGCAGTTTCATGATTATTTCTCCTGTTTAATGTGACAATTAAATTCTACATTCAAATGTAGAATTTTTGCAAGCTATTTTGGATGGCAAAACATCATGGAACGAATACATTTTAAACCAGCTCATGATGGGGTGGTGAAACTTGCGCTGTGCTAAAATACAACAACACAAGATGGAGACTATCATGGCCATAATACCCTATCCAAGCTGGTTGCCTTTATCTCAGAGGGCCAGCAAGAATTTGACATTTCAAACCCCATTCAGACAGGATGTTCCTGCTGTTGGCGCGCCTATTTTTCAAAAATTAACGACTGATATAAGTTCGCAGTGGTCACTGACGTGGAAGTTTACGCTGGCAGAAGAACGCGCATTTATCCAGTGGCTTCGCAGCTCACGCTACCTGAATAAGTGCAATAACTGGTTCACCATGATGATTGACCTCGGCGGCAGCGGATTACAGGAGCAGACGCTGCACTTTACCGATTATCCTGTGCAGACCAGCATTGATGGTGGCGTGGTGACGTGGACTGGCAATGTTATCGCCAAGAAGCTCAATAACACTATGGATGAGTTTGATGATGTTCTGGTTGAGCTGGATTACAGATGGTATAGCTTCCTTGATGAAGTCGTTAACCGTGACCTGCCGGAGTACCCATAATGCCATCATTACGCGATTACAAAGCAAAGCGCCCTAACTGGGCGTTATTCGACACGATAACGTTTTATCATTCATCATTTGGATACGTGAGGCTTGTGGCTAACGTTCTGGATGAAATGGTGCTTGGCGGCGAAACTTACCTACCAGTACGCATGGACATTACGCAGTCTCAGCAGTCGAATACACCAGCCATTAACGCAACCGTCAAGTTTGCACGTCTGGCTAATGACTTCAAGCAATACCTGAAACTGTGGACTGGTTCCGGTCGCATTGAGCCAATCAGCGCACTGTATCAGCGTTTTGAAGAAACTGACACCAATACACCATTAAAACCATATCGCTTGTATGTCAGCGATGTGGCTATGGATGGATCTGACGTTACTGTCACTCTATCAATCAAAAACCCAATCAAAGGAAATGTGGCAAAACTTTATGACATCGCTCAATTCCCCGGACTGCGTAATGTCTGATGAAGAATTTGCGCAGTTAATGTTTGGCAAGCCGTACAAGGACAGATGTTGCCATGTTGATGCCGTTGATTGTTGGGGGCTGGTGGTGCTTTATTACCGCCTGTGCCGTGGCATCAATATTCATCATGACGACAGCTACGATAATGGCGGCGCTTTTGTTACCTGCTTCGATAGCGAAGTCACATTCTGGAAGGATGCGCAGTCACCAGCAACAGGCGATGTTGTCGTGGCATATCGTGGCAACGCTCCTGTGCACATCGCCATGATATGGGGTCGTGATAGAATACTTCATGCGCGAGAGAAAACTGCAGTCAGATTTGACCGGCTGCGAACACTCGAAAAAATATCAACAAAATTAAGGTTTCTCACCTATGCCAGTAATTCATGTTCAGAAGATGCCAGGCACGCCGAAAGAAACGGGGATTGTGCCAGCGGGGACAAACCTGTGGAAGTGGCTGAATAAATCAAACCTACCAGCCAGCATTTCAATTGCGGTAAATGGCAGAGCGCTTGGTGAAGATGATGAGCTTTCCTTCTGCTTGCGAGATGGCGACGTTGTCAACGTTTATTGTCAGCCGTCCGGCGCAATCGGCGACCTAATCGGTGCGATACTGAAGCCAGTAACGAAGATTTTCTCTTTCCTTACCCCGAAGGTATCCACGCCAAAAACGGATACCAGCTCAAAAACATCTCCGAATACCAGTCTTAAAGCGCAGACGAACATTGCGCGAAATGGCGAGGCGCGTCCTGATAATTTCGGGCAGATTCGCGCGTTTCCTGATTTGCTTCAGGAATCACTGTTTGAATATGTAAACAATATTAAGTACGTGACCGAGTTCATGAATTTTGGCCTCGGTAAATATGATGTTTCCTCTGTGCGTTACTCTGAGTCAAACCTCGGCTCTCTGGCTGGCGCGAGTTACACCATTTATCAGCCAGGAGAGGTTATCCCGGTTGTGCATGAACCTTACGCATTTGATGATGTTGATGGGCAGGAGCTCTACGGGCCAAACGAACTTAACACCAACCCTCCGCCAGTGGTCATTGAAACTGCAACAACAACCACGGTAACGGAAATGGAATACGTCAATGGTCAATTCCTTGCGAAGATACCAAAAAACGATGATTTTGATTATTTCGTTGATCTGACATTGCCGCATGATGTTACATTTGGCATTAACGTATCATTCCCTACAGTAGGTGGGGTTACTGTCACCAGAGATATAACATTGTCTGGAAGGTTGATATCAGCAACAGAAACTGACGACGGAGGTGTGCCGCCAGAAAACTACTGGTACACATTTATAATTGCCAATATAGATTACTCTGGCAATCAACTTGTATCATCACTGGATGGAGTAACCATTAACAATAATTACTTTACTATTTCTGACAATCAAGCCATTGTTTCCGGTCCATATTTTTCGCCAATTGAAGGTGATCAGTTGTGGGTGCATCTTCAGCACCAGACCAATGACGGCAACGATTTCAGTGTGCTCATTGAGTGGTGGAAGATTGACGATGATAACGTTCAGATACCAGGTACATATCAGTCGATGAGCTATTACAAGGACGTAGACCGGAATGACACATTCTACTACACGATAAAATTAACCCCATCAGCTGGCACTGGTCGCTACGCGATTCAGATGCGACGGACAAACAACAGCTCCGACACATCAATCCTCCAGCTTGAGGAGATTCATTCAATCGTTACGCGCACCAACGTTTCGTACCCAGATGACACCGTGGTTAAGGTCGTCGTGCGAGCAACAGAGAACGCCACAGGGAGTCGTGACAGGAAATATAATGCACTTATTACGCGTCATACAATCGGTTACGACCGCGACACTGGCAAGGTGCGCTACACGATTGCACCATCCCGTAGCTTTGCTGATGCTGTTTTGCATAACTGGCTAATTACCGCTGGCAATCCAGAAAACACGATAGACATCGTGAAGTTGTATGAAATTGCCGATAGCCTGCCTGATGAGAGATTGGGTTATTTCGATTGCACGTTTGATGATGAGGATAAGTCAATCGGCGAGCGCTTGCAGACCATCTGCGATGCGGCGCGTGTTACTGCATTCTGGGATGATGGAGTGATGAGCTTCTCGCGTGATGAAAAGAGAGAATATCCGGCAACTGTATTTAATACCAGAAACACGCAGAGTGACGGTTACAAGCTGAGTTATGATATCAGTCTTCCAGGCACTTATGATGGCGTTAACGTCGAATATCGCGACCCAACAACGAATAAGCAGGCCAACGTTTACTATCGCATTACAGATAATGGAATTGTCGAAGGCGAGCCAACAAAAGCAAAGAAATTCGACATGCTTTATATTCGCAATCGTTATCAGGCTGTTGACCGCGCAATTCTTGAGTGTCGTCGCCTGATTTACTCCCGTCGCAGCATGGAGATTAAGGCTCTGGCGGATGGCGAATGGGTCAACGTAGGCGACATGATTCAGGTTGTCGATATGTATGATGATGTGCAACAGACTGGCGTTATTGAAGCGCGCAACGGAAACGTATTCACGACCAGCGAGCAACTAACGGCTGATGATAATCTTTATGTTGTGATCACCAGCTCTGACGGCAGCGTATCAGACAGATTGCCAGCCACAGTAACTGGATTGCATACATTCACCTGCAACCTGCCTTCTGATTTTCAGCTAAACATATGGGATGGAACTAATGTTCAAAGCGAATCCCGTTACGTGCTGAGCACAGAGAAAGAACTGGATACCACGTTGTGGGTTGTCAGTCAGAAGAATCCGGGAAGCGACGGAACAACAACGCTGACGATGAGTGAGTACAGTGATGACATGTACGAATATGCCATTCCGTCATCGTGATACAATATACATCAAATTCACAAAGGAGCATTTATTATAATGGCTACCACACCGACTAGCTTACCAATCCCGTCAGAAGACCCGCGCGACCTGAAGTTTAACGCTGGTAAATTTGATGAAGTCATGACATCTGATGCACATTACTATGTGGACAGATTTGGCGTAAAACGCTTGACTATTGCTGGATTCCAGTACACTGCGGAAGAGGCCATTCGTGCTTATGGATATATCACAATGGATAGCTTTGAAGATGGCGCGACGCTTACTCTACCTAACCAAGTGCTACGTTACGAAGCAACTGGAGAATACTATCGCTGGGATGGTGATTTCCCTAAGACAGTTGCACCTGGTTCAACTCCTGCGACAACAGGCGGCGTTGGTTCTGGGGCATGGGTTAGCGTTGGTGACGCAGCATTTAGACAGGAAGCCAACAAAAAATTCAAATATTCAGTAAAATTATCAGATTATTCTACCTTGCAGGAAGCAGCAACAGCAGCAGTTGACGGAGTGTTGATTGACCGCGACTATACATTCACCGACAACGAGACAGTTGATTTTGGCGGCAAAGTACTAACCATCGACTGTAAAGCTAAATTTATCGGAGATGGTAATCTTACATTTACTAATCTTGGCGCGGGTTCTTTAGTAAACTCTCCGTATATGGAAAGTGCCACAACTCCGTGGGTAATTAAACCGTGGACTGATGATAATCAGTGGATAACTGACCCCGCTGCGATTGTAGCAACACTGAAACAGTCTAAAACAGATGGATACCAGCCGACGGTAAACGATTATGTCAAGTTTCCGGGTATAGAATCACTCCTCCCACCGGAAGCTAAAGACCAAAACATCTCGTCGGTCCTTGAGATACGGGAATGTACAGGCGTTGAGATTCATCGGGCTAGCGGTCTTATGGCGCGCTTCCTGTTCCGCGGGTGCCATTTCTGTAAGATGGTAGACGCAGACAACCCAAGCGGCGGGAAGGACGGCGTAATTACCTTTGAAAACCTGAGCGGTGATTGGGGTAAGGGTAACTATGTCATTGGTGGTCGAACCAGCTATGGGTCAGTAAGTAGCGCCCAGTTTTTACGTAATAATGGTGGTTTTGAACGCGACGGCGGGGTTATTGGGTTTACTTCATACCGTGCGGGGGAAAGCGGTGTTAAGACATGGCAGGGTACAGTAGGTTCTACAACCTCCCGTAACTACAACCTGCAATTCCGTGATTCCGCGGTTTTATACCCGGTATGGGACGGCTTCGATTTAGGTGCGGATACCGACATGAATCCGGAAGATGATCGCCCGGGGGATTTCCCGTATTCTCAATACCCGGTACATATGCTCCCTCTAAACCATTTGATCGACAATCTACTGGTCAGGGGTTCTTTGGGGGTAGGTTTCGGCATGGATGGGAAAGGTCTGTATGTTTCAAATATAACAGTAGAGGACTGTGCAGGTTCGGGTGCACATCTTCTTACGCACGAAACGGTATTCACTAATATTGCTATAATCGACACAAATACTAAGGATTTTCCAGCGAACCAGATATACATTTCCGGGGCATGCCGTGTGAACGGCCTTCGTTTGGTGGGCATACGCCCCACTAGTGGGTCTGGAATGATGATAGACGCTCCTAACTCCACTGTGAGCGGTATAACCGGTTTCGTCGACTCATCAAGAATCAATGTGGCTGATTTAATGGATGCAGGCCTTGGTAACACAATGATTAACAGCTTTAATAATGATTCTGCGGCGCTACAGTTGCGTATTCATAAACTAACAACGACCCTTAATAGTGGGGCCGTGTACTCCCACATTAACGGCGGGCCAGGTTCTGGTTCAGCATGGACCGAAATTACCGCTATTTCGGGGTCCTTGCCTGATGCCGTGTCATTAAAAATAAACAGGGGCGATTATCGTGCCGTTGAGATACCGGTAGCGGTGACCGTCCTACCAGACAACGCTGTCAGGGATAACGGGGCTATATCACTGTATCTGGAAGGCGATAGCCTTAAGGCGTTAGTTAAGCGGGCCGATGGAAGCTATACAAGATTAACTTTGGCATAAATAGTAAAGGCCCCTAAAGGGGCCTTCTTTACATTACGCGGTACAAAGCGTACATAGTAAAAACACCGGCAGTAATAAGACCTGCTATGAAGCATTTTGCTCCAGTAGTGTACTTATTTCAGGTTCTCCATAATAAAGTCAAGTTGCGCATTAGCGGCGTCTCTTTGCTGTCGTATTTGGCTCTGATGGAGCATTGAGGTTGCTTGCTAAGAAACCAGATGGAAGTTATGTAACATACTCACTTTAATTTTCATACATAACAAAAACCCCGCTTCGGCGGGGTTATTTTTATCATCAGAAGGGTATTGAATCATCGAAGTCTATCGGAGGCTCATTTCCTCCTTGTGGGCTTTGTTGTTTTGGCAGCTGCTGCTGTCGTTGCGGTTGTTGTCCTGATTGCTGGCGTGGTTGCTGACCAGAATCATCACGTTTACCGCCAAGCATCTGCATAACGCCGCCAATCTGCGGAATTACAATCTCAGTGGTGTATTTGTCCACTCCGTTGCTGTCGGTCCATTTACGAGTGCGAAGCTGGCCTTCGATGTAAACCTGTGAACCTTTGCGAAGATATTCTCCTGCCACCTCTGCCAGCTTGCCGAACAGTACGACGCGATGCCATTCGGTCTGCTCTTTCTTTTCTCCTGTTTGCTTGTCCTTCCACTGTTCAGATGTTGCAACAGAAAGATTGGCAATTGCAGATCCTGATGCTGAATATTTAACTTCAGGGTCGTTACCAAGAGAGCCAACGATAATTACTTTATTTACGCCGCGAGTTGCCATTTATTAAAATCCTTCAATTGGAGTTGGTTTATGTTCGGTTTTGGTTTCTTCCTGCGGTTCTGGCTTTTGTGGTTGCGGTTTGGCCAGTTTTGCAGGGTTGAATGATTCGCCTGATACCATGAATTTAGCCTTCATCTCCTGATACGCGCCAACAATAACGCGAGTTGCTGCATCATCACCACGGAACGCCTTGTATTCCTCGCCATAGATCGCTGTCAACTCTTCCATGCTGGATGCCTTGCGAATCAATGCGACAGCATCTTTTGGAGATTTGCGAGCTGCATTACCGTCATCATCAGCTTGCGCAATACCAAACATTGCCGCGATAGAATATCTGCGTGCATATGTCATTGCGGAACCGTATCCTTGCGCATCCTTTTTTGCTACTGGCATTGGCATCACTGATGACATGTACTCACCAGATTCGTGCATTATCGTTGTTTCAAGCTTAAGCACATCCATTGAATCGCCATCAATGGCGTTCTGGATGATTATAAGGCCGTTAGCCTCAAGCGCTGGACGTATTGCATCAAGGAATGACTCAAGGTTTGCGTAATTGCTTTTTAGGTGTGGGTTTTTGGCGTTTTTCTTTGCGCCGCTACTCATCACCTTGCGAGCTTCAACAAGAGCCTTAATCAGATTTGCTTTCTGTTCCGAGAAAATCATTTGCATCACCTCACTAATTATAAATTAAATTGCTTCTTGAACCACTCAGGCGTTTCCATTTCTATGACAGGATTACCCATTGAATAACCCGGCCACGAATTGGCTTTTTTGCACGCCTTGTAAATTTCCATTGCACCATGCAACTGAATGCGACCGATTCGTAATTGCTCTTCAGTCAAACGAATTAACGCAGGAATAAACGGCGCCTTCTTTTCCTGAACTAAAAGGTTTACCGAACGCGGCGCGCGACCATAAGCCGCAACAAACATATCGTGTTGCATCGCCATCTTCATAAAGTAGCCAAGTCGCGCAGCATGACGGAAAAACTCATCAGGCTTGGCGCTAACCGCTGTCTTGTAGTCAATGATGTCGCCACCTTTTGTCAGGCAGTCAAAGCGAACTTTTGCTTTTTCTCCGTTAAGTTCGCCGAGAATTGACACTTCAGCATAAGCACCGGCAAGAAGGCTGCTGTAATAGCTGTTCGCGTGGATTACAGCACGCATTTGCTGAATGGCGTCATAATCACCACCTTCCAGCATTTGCTTTCCAGACGCAGCTTTTTCAGCTTCTTCACGGATAACATCGTAAATCTTCACTGGTTCGCCAGTCGCCTGAATGATTTTGATAACCTCAGATTTCGACTTTCCGGAAAGACCTTTGATACCACGCTCTTTCGCCCATGAGTTCATATCGGCGGTAGTTACCAGCACCGTGGGTTTTCCATCTTTGTCTTTTGGGAAATCGTCTACAACCGGCATTCGCGCATATTCCGCATCGAAACGCTCAGGTTCAAGCAGGGCTGTATGGCTTCCGGTTCCGAAGACAAGAGCTTTTGATTGCTCATCTTCTTCGTCTTTGTATCGCCAAGCTGCGGGACATCTGTCATATATGTTCCACAAACCAGAACCATTAATGTGCTCTGTGTCGGCATGGTAATCCTGATTGCTTAACTCATTATTAAAATAGACTTTCATTTAATCACCACTGTATTCACGTAACGCTTCGACAATTTTCATTGCATCATCAAGCAATGAATAACCATCACTGACAACATAACCGCCATCATCAAGTTCGTTTAACTTAACAAGAAGATTGCGTAGCATTTCGCATTGCCAATCCGCATAAAACCATCAGGAATCTCAATATCCATCTTCATCACCTCACTTGTCATTGTGTAATCGAATCTACATCAATCTACGTCATTCATCAAGTCCAAAATAGAAAAGTGTGGCTTTTTTTAGTTCATCAAGACCATAAGCGATGGCTGCATAATGACCAAGCCTGCACATCTCTGTTAGAACTGCTGATTGATCCTTGCTCACTCTGCTCTTACTTTTGTCACGGCGCTTTGCCTCAATCATTCCGCAACTGTGCTTCACTCCCGGCGTCATTATCACATTGTCGCCTATTCCAGTCTTAACCCCCATCTTCTGGCGCTTCAGCACAAACTGCACCCTGCTTGATGTGCCAGTTTCGTTGGGTACATGAAACCACAGAACATCAGGGAAGCGGTGTTGCATCCATGTTCCGTAACCCATCTGGTCAGTCTCTTCTTTCGGACACTCCCCACGATAACCGCTATCAAATACCCATATACCGCTATCAAGCTGCTTCACTTTGCTCTCCTGCAAAATCTTTCCTGTGGATTATGTCTCTACCTTTGTCATTAATGCGATGCGTGATGCGTTTTGGCGCTTTAATCAATCCCGCATACATCATGAATTGCTTGGCGTTCTGGCATTTCAGGATTTTCCCAGCCATTGATTTGTCATCAAGGTGAGGAAATACCGCCTTTGCCTTGAACATGTTTTTCATGTGAGTTGCGCCGCCGTATGGATAGAAAACCTCATTAGCCCATCCCTCTTTGCCATCACAACGATTAATCCAGTAGCGATACAAAATACCTTCTCCATCCTTCGTTAACTGGACTTTGAAATCCATAACATCAGCCCACTCATTATCGGTATACGCACGCTCATTAAGTGCCGCATTCGGGTCGCGCAACACGTGATCGCAATGTCGGCAATAACGCGCAGTGGGGTCGTTTTTAGTGCCACATCCATCATCAAAAATACGGATGCCATGCTTATCGAAGCCGCAACGGATGTAGCTGAAAAACTCCTCGCATCGACCATCTGGAGATAGTGCATCTTTGCCAATGCAGCGACGCGCATATGGGCTATTCATTGTCCCGCATTTCGGACACGGAACCTGTTCACCACTGCGTTTTGAACGTTGCGCTTCAGCTTCTTCCAGAACAGGGTCTTCATATAGCTGACCAAGCTCAAACATCGTTCCTGAGAAATCAAGAACCAGATGGTCTTCTTTATGATACCCGGCATCAATTTGCTCTTTCTTCAGCAGGCGCATTCCGCGACCAAGAAGCTGGACAAGGAGAGTTAGCGACATTATTTTTCGCAATATGACGCTTACATCCCATAATGGGATATTAACGCCAGTTGTAAGCGCGGCGATCTGGAATGTGTATTTTATTTTGCCAGTGTACGCATCCTTTAGGGCTTTGCGTCTTGCTTTTTGCCCCATATCTTCAGTAACAATCGCGTAACTGCCTTCAGGAAGGTATTTAGCAGCCTCCAAGCAATGCTTCTTACCTGCGCAGGTAATTAATACCCCATTTCTGTCTTTTGTAAGCTCCATCACTTTGAGCATGATTTTCTGTGTAAGAGTTCCTTGCTCAAGTATTTCCTCCTGCATCTGCTTGAGCTGCTCGGAGGTAAAGTCCTGAGTACCATCAACATCTGAACCATGGAAGTTATGCAGGTCGTATTGCAAATCATCAACATCATGAAGACCAAAGATTGTTGGCACAAGAAAACCGTTTTCAACCATGTACTTGGTATCTATGTTGATAATCTCTTTCTTCCAGAAAGCGCCTTTTATTGATGTGGTTCCGCGAAACGGTGAGCCTGTATAACCTATTATTCTCAACTCATGGCCGTGCTTATCTTTGCACCTTTTCATTAGCTCATTAATTATCACTGCATACTGCGTATCACCATCATTAACAACATCAATGTCATTAACCATATGATTTTCATCTATCAGCAGAAATCTCGGGCAAAAGTCAGAAAGCGCACCTTTTGCAATAACATTCCCTGACTCATCCTTTTTATCAAACAAAGCATTTACAACAGTACCCTCAGAACCACAGATTATTGGGTACGTAGAACTTTTCCTACCCAACGAAGCACTGAATAGTGAGTTTCTAACACCAAGCGCCCATAGCTCTTCCGCATCTTGCTCCACTATTTCGCCCTGTCTTGATAAAATCATCCCTGAATAGCCCATTTCCTGAAAACGCTTTGCTATCATGGCAATCATCAGTGACTTTCCGCTACCGACGCTTGCTGTTACATAGCTTGGACCAACATAATGGCGGATCACATCACCAGTTAACTTATATATCAACCACTGATATGGTCTTGGCTCGATATCACCAGTATCCAAGCAGGATTTCAGCAAGTTAATGTCAATCTCTGAAATCATTTTGTCAATGCGATGCATGAGTCACCCATTTCTTGAAAAATTTTTATGATTTTTATTTCTGTAATTTCTAAGAGCAATTGCAGCATCATTGATGTCAGAGAAAAGACCAACACTATATTTTTTCCCATTAACCCTGCACATAGCTCTCCATTTTCCGGCCCTTTCACACCAGTAAACGCCTTTAACTCCGCTAGTATTGTTTTGCTGTATTCTCTTATTCCAAGAATTTTCATTTCTGTTTGCTTCTCTTAAGTTGCAAATCCTGTTATCTGTTTTAATGCAGTTTATGTGGTCTATCTCATCATTTGGCCACTTCCCATGTACATAAAACCAGGCAACTCTATGAGCTAGATAACACTTGCCATTTACGGTAAATTTCAAGTAACCGTTGGTGCATTTTGAACCAGCAATATCACCAATCTTTGCTTTCTTTCGATTTACCAACCAACGAAAAACACCAGTGCTTTCATCGTATGAAAGCGTTTTTATTAATTCATCATGCGTTATTAGCGGCTTTTTTCCTGAAGTTTTTGAGTCGGCACCCTGAGCAACAGAACTCAGCTCTTGCTGTTCCATAGAATTCTCTCCCGCAGTTTTTGCACTTTTTCATAGTGATAGCCATTTCTTATCCTCGATATTAAACTCAGTTGCGTTTCATGTCAATAACGCTTGTGCGTTTCATGTGAGTAAATTACAATGAATCTACATCATCGTCAACAGGAAGATTTTATGAAGTATGACTGGAAGGAAATAGAGCCTCTAATGAGAAATAACTGGCAGGCTGCCATCATGTCTATCGTCAATGTGGATAGCAGAGTTTTCAATGGCAAGCACCAGCCATGTCCATCATGCCTTGGCAAAGACAGATATCGTTTTGATGATAACTTCAAAACAAAAGGCGACGGCGGAGCAATATGCAATCAGTGTGGTTCCGGCAGCGGAATCACCTGGCTAATGAAACTCTCCGGCATGAACTTCCCCGAAGCGCTGGAGGCGCTGGGAGGATTCCTGAACATGCACCCACGCGAAAAACTGGAGGCAATCAGGAAGGAGTTACCGAAGATAAATCATAATGACGACTTCATCACCGAGCAGGAAGTGGCTGCAATCATGTCTAAAACGACGCGTGTCGCGATGAATGAGTGGACGTTGATAAATGGTATTGGTTGCGACATTAACGTCGTCAGGGGCAAATCTGGAGAGCTTATTGCGGTTGAGATGATGCGCGCTGACACAATGAAGCCGTGCAACGTGGCATTCATTGGCATGGATGGTGATTCATTCAGAGCGTTTTTCCGCGCAGGATACAACAAGGACTCAACCATCAACGGCAAACTCACTCGCGGCGCGATAAGCCCAATCGGAGAAGATAACGGAAAGTTCATTTATCTGGTGTCTGATTATGCAGATGCGTGGAAATGCCATTACTTCACTGGCGCGCATGTCTGGTGCTGCTGGTCACCGGAAAACATGTGGGAAGTGGTGCGTTCGGTTAGCGATGAAACGAAGGCGAGATTGCGCTGCATAGTTAATTATAAATTCGACGAACTGTGTGCCGCAGAAAATGCAGAACTTCCGGTGATGCTGCCTGATGATGCTGACACGATAAGGATGGCGAAGAGAATCAGGCGAAAAATTTATGATGCTGGGGAGTTGATAGAGAAAATGTCAGTTAGCAGATAAAAGAAACCCTCCATCTGGAGGGTTTTTGTTATTAGCATTTCATCTTGTCAATTTCATCGTCAATAATCTTTATTATCTCTCGCTTTGCATTCCTCCATGCATAAATGGCATCAAGCGAAGCTCTGTCTTTTGAATCACCGGTAGCTGTTGAATAAAGGATTATGTCTCCCATCTTACAAAATGTATCTATGTAAACAGCCCTAAAAAGACCATCGCCGCAGCTCCAGCACAAGCAATTATTTATTTTCTCGCAATCATTACCAATACTTAGAGTGTTAAACGTCTCAAGCCATCCACGGCGTTCACCAATGGAAATTGAGTAATCATAATCACCATATCCACAAGGAGATATTGAACACTCAAGAAGAAAAAGTCGATATTCATACAGCTTTAGAGCTATCGCCTTGTGAATAAGAAACTTGAGTTTTTTCTTGGCGCTCATCAAAACACACCCTCACTGCGTTTATGCTCAATTTCATCCCGTATACTAAGCCACAATTTCCTTGTGTTTTTTGCCGCATTGTCTTTTGTCTCACCGATTCCAGACGTGTGAATCTGATACTTTTTACCAGTATGATGTCCATCTATGCCAATCAAGACGCCTCTCCAACCATTACCATGCACGTCTTTGAAGCAAAAAACACCACCAATGACTTCAATACCTTCTTGAGAGTCTCCATATGGAAAAAACAGATCATGAAACCAATCACAATCAGCAGCTCCCAATGTGAAATCAACTTTACCAGGACGAGTTTCTGTTGCATAACAGTTAACAACATTTTCATTAATCACTATATTCATCGCCAACCCCTCATTGCAGCCATATTCATGCCAATGCCATCAACAATTTGCGTGAATTTAACGCTCATTTTCGTTCCTTCAAATTTACTTGCGTCGTTAATCCAGTAACCGCAACCTACAGCATCAATTGCACGAGAGGCCATGAGTGATTGTATTACTGGAGTAACAAGAGTTTTTGCGCCATAAGAAAAATCCTCACCATTAGACCTTGCTATTGCCTCAGCAAGAGCCTTGAGTGATTTTGTTTTAACAGCCCTCTGAACGAGAATAGACTGAGGCATCCTGTCATCCTTCGTTCTTCCAGAGAGGATATTCTCAATTCTATTTTTAATTTCATTCCATCTGGCCATTGTTCCGAGTTCTTCCTGGCTCTCGTTCACTTTTAGCATGCTCATAACGTCTGTCAGGCTTTCGCAAACAAAACAGAATGACCACATCAGCATTTCTTCTGTAATTACACCTTTATTCCCAGCAGAAAGTGCAGTCGCAACTTTTTCAACCTGCTCGAATGAACGGGCAATTACCGCGCCAAGAGAAACATCATTTACCAGCTCCTCAAATCTGTCATCAAGTGATTCGGCCAGCGCCTGCACAGCATCGTTTTCGTATCTTGCAACCTGTGGTGATGATTTTTCCACTGCCTTCATTTTATCTATTAGAGACTGTGGTGTTTTATGGCCATATTTGCGTAATTTCCTTGCGCGACCGTCTTTCCCTTTAATGAAGATTGCTCGACCAATCAAGCCTGTTCCGATATTTTCTGAACAAATAATGCTGGACAGCTTCTCTGGTGTTGAAAAGCACATCATTGAGAATATCGGGTCTTCGATACCCTGCTGAATTGGCCATAATATTTCACGCTCAAGCTGCTGCTCGCGCCTGCGGTATTCTGACTCTACAATCCCTTTATCCTTAACTTCAGCTTTCAGCTTCTTGAGTTCCTTCTCAAGCTGCTCTTTGGCGTTAACAGCATCAAGGTCTGAAAACTTCTTCAGCCTGTCGGAATAAACAGACAGAATTTCAGAACCAAGTTCAGCCATGTAAGCTGCGCCATTCTTCTGCGTCATTACACCAAACAATCCATGACATTCATCAATAATAAATGTCGCTACGCCATCATGATTTATCAGTGACCGACCGATATCTTTTGATGATGCAATCCGACCAAAGACATGCATACCCTTTTCGATATCTCTCGCCATGATTTTGAAATGGCTTTGTGATCTGTCCTTTCCTCCTGCTGAATCTGCGATACAGATAGTAAGAAGATTTCCCTTCATGCCGCTTGGAGTTTTAATCTTTCCCTTGCTGGCAATAATCAGTTCATGAAGAGCAGCAACAGCCCTTAGTCTTGGTTGTTCACGAACCTCGCCAGCGGCAATGTCATCAGCAATTTCACCGGCAAGTCCAGGTGGTTTTGTGATGTCGTACCATCTGTCTTTGTTTATGTCAGCAGTCAGGTCATAAATGGTTTTTATCGACATTATTTATATCCTTCAAATACAACGAGTATTCCATCATCTACTGTTTTTGTCCTTATTATCACCCCAAGGTAATTACACGTCCCCTTTAGGCGTGATGAGACAACTCTCCTGTACTTTTTCTGGCTTACAGGGTAAACAAAACCATCTCCAATATCCATTTTTGAAAACTGATCGCGAAGCTGTGCTGTCATTCCCTTTGTTGGATAGTTTGTTTTTTCTGAGTCGCAAAGTGAATCATATTGTTCTTTCTTTATTACTGGGAACATGTGGCCTCCTGTTGTAATTAATAAACTTATACCACAACCACTAGCGCGCCGCAACATTGATTTTGTCTTATACCGACGCACTGGTCGGGATAAAAAAGTATAAAAAAGTATAAAATTTGGATAAGAGTTTTTACTACTAAGTATATGTATTTATTAATATTATTATTGATATATACTACTATTTATCCGATTTACACCATTTTCTCACCCTCTTTTTTCACTCAAAAATCTATCTCAAAAATCTATCTCAAAATTTTTATTTCTCTCTATTGGATTCTGGATAAAGAAAATTAGATAAAAGCGAGCTAAGAAAATGATTATTAACGACTTTTTTGTGATAAATGCCAAAAATTGTCCGGATAAAAGTGATAAATGCACTCGTTAAAAATCAATGAGTTACAAAATTAATAACCGTGAGTGATCACTAACATAGATGTTTATTTTAGCCATTATATTGACGTAGAATCACAACTGATGTAGATTGAACTCATCTGAACAAACGAGGGTGAAGAGATGAAAATCAAAGACCGTGAAGAATTTGAAGATGCACAAGCTATGGCACGCATTGCAGTTGATCGCACAAACAACAGCATTCCTGCCGAAGCGTTCTGGAGCGCAGCAATGCAGGCATTAATCTCGGCGTATGGACTAAGCAAATGACAGGCGCAGCATTCGAGCTTATCGCCAGTCTGGTTATCGTGGCATTCATCATTATCGCAGTAGCAGTTTCCAAATCAGGGTATAAGGAGTAACAGAATGAGCAACTGGCATAACGAACACATCATGCAATGGTATCGTCGCCACATTAAGGCAATCACCAACTCTTACGAGGTGCAATAAATGGCAAAGACTATCTATCGTCGCGAGAGGCTGGAATCGGAACTCGGACACGTTGGCGCGCAGAACTTCATGAGCAAGCATGCACGCAATGCAATGGAATCTATCCGCGTAAATCGCGTTGTGCGCGTGTTCAATGGAGAGGGTAAACGAAGAGTAATGGATGAGCTGATTATCGTATTTTGACATCGATTCGGCAGGCTTATTTTGAATGGTGATGATATGGCAAAAGTAAAAACATACGAGTTCTGGTTTGTACAGAACAAAATGTGTGCTAGCAAAGCAATCAGGCAAGTTAGCTGGTGGAATAAGTGGCTAATCCTCTCTGGCTGCATTGTGATGGCAAAGTGCAAATTCAAAGCGATTGACATCACAGATGAGGATGCGCTCAAAATCGCAAAGATTGAGTTTGAAGAAGATGGTTTTTACGAAGAGATTATGGGGGTTAGGGTATGAGTGAAGTTAAGCGTTATGACATTTCTGCTTTTGGTGGAATGTCTATGGATGAGTGTACCGATGGTGCTTATGTTAATTACGATGACTACGCGGAACTAGAAGCTAAATGCGCTTCTCTGGCTGCTGAGAATGCATGGATGAAAGCTGGAATACTGCAGGCCTCAGAAGATATGGAAGCACATCATAATGACCATGGCCTATTCAGCTATGACGCTGATGGCGAGCAAATGGACGCACTATTACGGCTTTGTGACGCTCAGGATTCAATAGCATCGCTGGCGAATACAAAAACCCCAGCTAACGATGATTTCCTGGCTGAAATTCGTGCGCAGGGGGTGGATTCAGCGATTAACAGAGTAATTGCAATGATGAACCATCAGCATCCTGTCACATCGAAGGTAATCGACATAATGCGTCTCCATGCCTACCAACTTCGCAAAGGAGTTGATCAAAAATGACGATCACAAAACAACGAGTAGAAGAAATCATATCGCGCATTGAAATGTATGGTCATGGAGCAGGGTATACAGCCGAAGAGGTTTATGACCTTGCTGTACTGGCACTGAATTTATCAAATATCGCAAAACTAAAGCGATACGAGCTTGATATGGATGGTTGCGACTCATGCGGTCAGGATTGCGGCGCGGACATGAGCGAAGACACCGATGGTGAATTTGTCATGTTCGACGATGTTGTCAGTCTGGTTCAGTTTGACACCACCAACCAGCAATTCGAAAGCCTGGCTAAAAGTGAATAGCTACCCGTTCATATTAATCATCAGTGCGCTCTATGTGGCGCACGCTTTAGTGGAGGCATGTCAATGAAGAACCACAAAAGACGCCGATATACCACTGGCGCTAAAATCTTCCTTGCTGTTTATGCGCTGGCACTGGTAGCAGCTATTGCAGGAGTGGTGCATTATGTTTAACGATATCAACGCAGCAATGGAATTCATGTGGAAACGATACTGAGACGGTATGATGACGTGTCACTACATGATGGTGCAGATCGGCAATCGCATTGAGGTTATGCCTGACAATGGAGTGCATGACATTAAGTGCATGTGCTCAACGAGGGCTTTTGCAAATGCAAACAACTAAAGCGAAGGTTTGGCAACTGGCAAAGCAGCATGAGTTGGACGATTTCATAGCGAAAGTCGCAAAGACTTTCCCTGATGCGCTTGAAATCGTTCATGTGCAGACGCGAAAGGAAAACTCATGGTGCTATGCTGGCAAGCGTGATAATCATGGTGTACAATAAGCACATAACCACCTTGCTTCACTCATATCATCACCCAAACTTTAACCCGCCTTGTGCGGGTTCTTTTTTATCTACGTCTATGTGTTAAAATTAGCGTATGTGAGTTACTCAAAGAACACAAAAAGACATGGCGAATCCAAATCCAAAACACAAGTTTTCCTCTACAAATCAACCGCCTCCGCGCGGTAAGAGTTATCGCACAGTGCTGCTTGAGGCGCTTCGTGCTGCAAATACACCGATGAATGAGATTGAATTCGTCACGTATTACATCAATAGGGCCATGACATGCGAAGACGCTCAGGCAACTGGTATGCTTCGAGAGATATTCCTGAGGCTCAACCCAATTCCTAAGCCTGTAGCTCCTCCTGTGGAGTTCGACTTCCCTGCTGACGGCACTCCTGTACAGAAGATGGATGCAATCATCAAGGGTGTCTCCACTGGCGTTGTGCCTGCTGACATCGGCAAGATGATGGCTGACATTATCAAGTCTGGCCTTGATATTCAGGAAATCACCGAACTCGCCGCGCGACTTGAGCGACTGGAGAAATTGCTGGAGCAGCAACAGTAACTCATTTATAATAATCAATGCGGCTAGGGGGCACCCGAAAAGCGACTCATCACCGCCTGCCGCATTCACTTCAATGATGCCCTGATGAGGAATCTATATATGGCACGCAAAAGACTGTCAGCACCAGCAATTGAAAAACTCGAAGAGATTATTGGCGATGGCGTGATTGATGCGCCTGAATCCGCGGTGTTCGGTGTTGTTAATACAGATAAGCAGATTGTTCGCAAACTAAAAATGACGCAAAGCGGAGTTGATGACGTTAGCGACTCTGATATTGGCGTTGATCACCTGATACCAGAAAAGCTGGAAAAGCTACTTTACCCCAAGCGAAATAAGATTGTGTTTGGTGGGCGCGGATGCTTAGCCATCGGCACGATGGTGAGGATGTTTGATGGTAGCCTAAAACGCGTAGAGGATATCGTTGTTGGCGATAAGGTTATGGGTCCAGACAGTAAGCCACGAAATGTTTTAAGTATCTGCCGTGGGTTTGATGACATGTACACGGTTCATCAAAAATATGCTGATGACTACACCGTCAACTCAAGTCACATACTGTCATTGCGAAAGGTCCCATCTGCCATCAGTGATGAGACGAAAACACCTGATGGTAAAAGAATTTATCGTTATTACCCAAATGACCCGGAAATACTTAATATCGGTGTTTCAGAATATTTGTCGCGCGCAACTTCCAAAAAGTTCCGCCATGTATTTAAAGGGTGGCGAACAGGATGGGATTTTCAGGAACAAAGCGTTCCAGTTGACCCGTACTTTCTTGGTTTATGGTTAGGTGATGGCTCATCTCGTAGTGTTGAAGTATGCACGCCCGATCCAGAGATAGTTGACTACCTTCACAACGTGGCGAGCCAATACGGGATGCAGGTAAAGGTTCGCGATGATGATAGATGCCCCGTCTATGCGATAACTAATGGTCGAGCTGCTGGCATGGGGAAAAACACCAACCCGTTACTAACTAAAATGCAGCAGCTTGGGGTGATTAATAATAAACACATACCTGACTGCTATATCAAAAACAGCAGAGAGGTAAGACTCCAGATTCTGGCTGGGCTATTGGATACTGATTCGCATTACCACAAAGAAAAGAAAAGCTATTGTTTTACATCAATAAATAAAGATATAGCCTTCTCTTTGATGGATGTGGCAAGATCACTTGGCTTCAAGTCAAGCATAATCAAAAAGACTGATGTTACCTTTGAGTATAAAGGTGAGAAAAGAATATACGAAAAGGATGTGTGGAAGGTGTTCGTTAGTGGCGACCTTCATACAATCCCATGCCGAGTAAAAAGGAAGATAGCAGAGAAAACCAAGTCAACTCGTGGAAAGATGACTGAGGTGTCATTGTCTTATGTCGGGCATGGTGAATACGCTGGGTTCACTATTGATGGCGATCATCTTTTCTTGCTTGCTGATGGCACGGTTACACACAACAGCGGAAAGACAAGGACAGTAACAACAATACTTACGGAGCGTGCACGCTTTAAGCCTGACAGGATAGCTTGTTTTCGTGAGATTCAGCAGTCTATTGAGGATAGTTCATATCAGGAGCTGAAAGACGAGATTGACAGGAAGGGAGAGACAAAAGAGTTTCGCGTCATCAACAACGAAATAACACACAAGGTAACGAAAGCAAAGTTCCGCTTTAAAGGCCTGTACCGCAACCAGACTACCGTTAAAGGCTTTGCTGGCATTACAGTTGCTTGGGTTGAGGAGGCTGAAAACGTTAGCCAGACAAGCTGGGAAATCCTCACTCCAACTGTTCGCGCAGAAGGTTCTGAGATATGGGTTACATTCAACCCAAATAAGGAGCACGACCCTACATGGAAGACGTGGGTTGAGCCGTTTTATAGCAAACTGCGTTCCAACGGCGGTATTTACGAGGACGAAGAAAACCTGATTATTGAGTGTAACTATTCAGATAATCCGTGGTTTTGGGATACACCACTGCCAAGCCAAATGCAACGCATGAAAGAGACCGACTTCGACCGCTACCAATGGGTTTGGGGTGGTCGCTTTAACAAGAGGAATGACGAGCAAGTCTTTGGTGGCAAATGGCGCATTGATAACTTCGAGGCCAAACCTGAATGGCATGGCCCATACTTTGGGATGGACTTCGGATTCTCCACCGATCCCACCGCGATGGTTGAAGTTTACATCGAAGAATTACCAGGTGGGCGGCGCAATATTTATATTAATCGCGAGTACGGCAAGGTTGGGCTTGAGATTACCGATACGCCAGCCGCAATGGAGCAATCATTCCCGATGGCTAAGCGCGCAAGATGGTATGCCGACTGTGCGCGACCCGAAACCATCAGCCACATCAAGCGCTCTGGATTTGACATTCATCCATGCACAAAATGGCCTGGGAGCGTTGAAGATGGCGTAACGTGGCTGCGCGGCTGCGACAGCATCATCATCCACGAACGATGCAAGGAAATGCAGAATGAGGCGGCGATGTACAGCTATAAGGTTGATAAGCTAACAGGGAATGTGCTGACTGATATTGTTGATGCATTCAACCATTTCTGGGATGCGGTTCGTTACGCACTAAATGACCACATCGTTCAGCGCGGTAGCGGGATGCTAATCAGGCGCAGACGATAAAAACAAAGCCCTCAATCGAGGGCTTGTTTCATTTCGTCAACGCTCTGCGACCAAGTTCAGCAATCCATTCCGCCGCATCCTCTATTTTGTTGAACTCATAAAGATGCTTGTTGTCTTCCATGACATAAAACAGGATGCGACCAAATTTGTTTTTCTTTGCGCTAAATTTAACGTCTTTCATATTTTTACTCCTTTCGTTTCATGAGTCCAATCTACATCACAGGTGTATCCACGTCAACATTTATTATTATTGCTGATAAATCTGCATCACCACACTTGACCAATCTACACCGAGCGCATAGTATATCTACATCAGGCTTATCGGAGATATCGCTATGCGCAGCTATGCAGGATTTACACAGGAGGAAAAAGAACAGGTTTATTCACTGGCGCGGGCTGGTGTGCCTGATGAGGTGATTTGCCGTCGGTATGACATCGACGAGGATTTTCTGCTGCGCGTCATTGATGATGTTTTCGTTAACCTGCAAGAGAAGCGCGGATATAAAGGCATCTGCTGCAAGAATGATTTTTTGAGAGGGTGATGCTTCAATACCGAATAAGCCGTTCTTTGAATGACTTTTGCGCAATGTAGTCATGCTATAATCCCATCCAACGTGATGGGATTTTTTATTGGTGACATATGTCAAAAATCGACGCTTTAAACGCCTACATACGCGACCGCGTGGCGAACAATAACCGGGCGATTCAGCAACAACGGCTTTGTGCTGGCGGGAAGAATCTTGACCAGAAGCACGATCGTCTCTGGACGGAGTGCGGATACAAACAGGAAATTAACGCTGAGGATTTCCGGTTTGCTTATGAGCGTTACCCGCTGGCAAACGCCGCAGTAAATATCGTTCTCAACAAGTCGTGGCATGGTATGCCTACAGTGCTTGAGGATGGTGCTGATGATGAAGCTACTTCCCCGTGGGAAAAGAGCGTCAATGACATTCTGAAAAAGGCACTTCCATTCATCAAGGATGCAGATAAGCGGAATCTGATTAACCGATACTCTGCGCTAATACTGCAAATCCGTGATGGGCGCAAGTGGAATGAGCCGGTAGATATTACCAAGACACGCCGCATTAAAGACAAATCAATCGTTCGCTTTATTCCTGTATGGGAAGAGCAACTCCGCGTCAGTGCGTGGAATAACGACGAAACCAGCGAAGACTACGGAATGCCTGAGATGTACGAATATCAGGAAAGCGCCGTGGAGGATTTCGACAGTGACGGAAAGCCTGAGCGTTCAGTGCAGATTCATCCTGACCGCATCATCATTCTGGCTGAGGGCAGCTTTGACGGCAGTATGTTCAGTGGCGTTCCATTGCTACGCGCTGGTTTTAACTCATTAATAGATTGTGCCAAGGTGTCCGGAAGTTCTGCTGAGGGGTTACTCAAAAACTCATCTCGCCAACTTAATGTCTCGTTCAACAAAGATAATGTTTCAGCACAATCTCTGGCGCAGCAAATGCAGGTTCCAGTAGATGAACTGGCTGACCTACTGAACGAAAACATCGAAATGCTCAACTCAGGCATTGATGCGGCAATGTTCAGCTTCGGCAGTGATGTTAGCGTTCTTTCAACATCCATGAGCGACCCCGAGCCGTTTATGTATGTTGCCGCCAGCCAGTTCGCTGCTTCAGTGAATATCCCGCTCAACTCATTGCTTGGAAGTCGCAGCGGCGTGCTCGCGTCAGCCAATGATGAGCAGTCACTGGCGATGATGGCTATGCAACGACGTGACGGCTGGCTTGATTATCTGGTTGGCTCTTTCGTTGAGCGGTTAATCACGTTTGGCATTGTGGATAAAGCTCCAGCTGCTGGGTATTATTGCAAGTGGAATGATTTGCTTGAGCCAACGCAGAACGATAAGGCTGAGTTGATTGTTAAACTCGCTCAGGCTGCGCAAAGTGCGGCAAATGCTGGCGTTGGTCAAATCCTTACAGATGATGAAATCAGGGGATTCCTTGGGCTTGAGCCTATAGAGATGCCTGATGGATACATGGAAGACACACCACCGGAAGATGAAAATGAAGATACTCCGGTTTAACGCCAGACTTCCGCAGCCGCGCATATCGCAGAGCCTGACCGACCCGTTAGGTTCTGCGACTCGCCTGTCGAAGATGGACAAGGTGATAACGCGCAAATACAAACAACTCAGAACTCGTGCGCTTGAGTTGTTCCGCACCATTCCGAGCAGTCAGACCAACGCAGAATCAAGTGGTCTGTATTTCTACGATTTCAGTAGTGCGCGCGCCGCTACTTTTATGGATGATTTGCAGGCACTGATTGACGAGATTCTGCTTGAAGGTGATGATTTCGGTCACGGCAGGATGTGGGCCAATGTGTTCATCGGTGATGCGTATCAGGCTGGGACACAAAAGGCTAACTCAGAACTGTCAAGCCTGTCTCCGGTTTATGCCGAGCAGAGACCTATTGCTGCAATACTCTACAGTGAGCCCTACCTGAATCGCCTGCAACTGGCATATACAGCTGGGTACAGCGACTGGCGCGGGCTGAGCGATTATTCCCGTCAGCAACTGGCATCCGTCATCATGGAAGGTATTGCCCGTGGCGCCAATCCTCGCGATGTTGAGGCTGATATCGTCAAGCGTGTTGATGTATCTCACAGTTACGCAAAACAGATAGCGCAGACTGAAATTACCGGAACGCTTCGTCAGGCAAACAGACGAGAGGTTATTGAGGCGCGCGAGGAGTTAGGCATTGAAACGGTGATGCTGTGGCAATCTGCATTATTACCTGGTCGAACGAGATTCACTCACGCTGCTAGACACGGGCGGTTTTATTCGCCAGAAGAAATCGACACGTTCTATAGCGAAGTTGCTAATCGCAGGAATTGTCACTGCTCTCAGAGTCCAGCATTGCTAATGGACGGTAAGCCTGTAATTTTGGAATCAAGCCAAGATCGTCTAGATAGGCAAAGGGAATCATGGGAAAAGGTAAACAAGAAGAAAGCTAAATGATATAATTTACTTGCAGCAAAGGGTAGCTCCCTGCCCGGATTGGTCTCCGGGCTGCTGCATCCAACCAACAGACCATCCTTATGACCGAGGAGTAAAAATGAAATCAATAAATCGCAATAAAATGCCTTCATTGGCTCGCCTTTCACACCTATTCATCATTTCCGCCGATGGAACAATTAAGCGCAGAATGGCTGCTGGCAATAGGGCGGCAGGAAGTAATGCAGAAAGGAATTTATGTGGTAGTGACTATACATGCATAACTGTTGATGGTGTTAGGTATCTCACCCATAGGGTTATTTGGTATTTTTTTACTGGTGAGGAACCTGATTACCTTGATCACATAAATAGAAACAAAAAGGACAACAGGCTATGCAACTTGAGACCAGTGTCCGCCACGGGAAACAGAAGCAACACTGATTTGATGAACAGCAATACAACTGGATATATTGGCGTTTATTGGTATCACTACAAAGGAACCCCTAGATGGAGAGCTGCTTGCAACGACAAGCATCTTGGATATTACCGTTCGCTTGTATCAGCAGTAAAGGCATACAATCGTTATGTGATAGGTGTTTATGGAGATGAGGCATTAGCAAAGGTTGAGCACAATAAGAGGATGATCAAAGAGTCTTTTGGCATTGAACTGTAGCAAACAAAAAGCCCTCTAAGTGAGGGCTTGGTTTTATCTTATCAGCATGCACAGAACAAATATTATTATCGCATAGCACAATATCTCTACTACGCTGAATATTGTTTTAATCATCAAGTTTCACGCCGGGAATCTTGCCTGCTGCTATGGCGTCGTAAATGATTTCGCACTCGCTAAATAACTGGTAAACTTCGCGTTTCGTCATCACCAGCCTCACTTAATATATTCAATAATCTCGCACTCGCGCATCTGCACCAGACCAAATGGCGCAACAACTTTACCGCACGGACGAATTTTGATTTGCTCAAGATTGAACACTCCGCAGCGTCCGTTTTCT